GATACCTGTAAAGTTTCATTACAAGTGAATGTTCCTGCTCCACCACAAAATTGAGCATAAACTCTACCTTGTCCTGTTGTTGCACCTGTATTATATTCTATAGCTCTAATTACTCCTGATCTACATGAAGTTGCTCCTGTTAGTGTCTCCCCTACTGAAAATCCACAGTTCTGAACACAGTCAAAATCTACATATTCTAGACGAACAAGACCTGTTCCATCTACAAATCTATTTAATGTATCAGTTAAATTAATAGTACCTGATGCTCCACATACAACACAAAGTGATTTTCCTAATGCGTTATTACCTGAAGTTTGATAAATATAATCATCTGCTGCTGGACTACATCCAGTTGCAGTGTCATAATCCAGATTACCATCTATGTGTGAAATCTGTTTGCAAATATAATCTATATCCCAATCGTCAGATACTGCCATATTAATACTAGTGTAGATTTAGTATATAAAGATAATCGTTACTGTTTTATAATCAATCCCATTTACCAGATGGCCATTCATTTTTGGCTTTTTCCAACTGTTCATCCTCTATATGGGGGGCTGCTACTACTCTACCACTCTGTAATCTCCAAATAATAGTACCATTAAGGTCCATCTCTTCAGCACCACACTTGTTACATATGTATTTCTTGTCCCTATTCTCCTTTACAGGTCCGGCACATCCGGCACATTTTCTTACGGTCACGGCAGATCTACGCTCGCATCTGTAATAAATGTTACACCTACTGATAGTCCTGTTGATGCACTTATTACTCCTGATGTCTGGAATGGTACAAATCCTTTTAATCTTACTCTTACTATTACGTTAGTGTCCCCTGCCACAGTAATTGAACATGAATATACACCACAAGCGTTTGTAGAACCACATAGTAATGCTGTATCTCCACTACAAACTGGGTCAGTAAATATTCCTACTCTGGCACCTGATACTACTGTACCGCCTGAATCCTTTACTGATACATCTACACATACGGTTGCCTGTGGACTGAATGTTCCTCCTGAATCGTTTGTAAATAATGATATTCCTCCAAGACTGGTTAATCCTACAACTCCCCATCCTCTTGTCTGTGCTACATTTCTTACGGTTTTAAATTTAGATCCACATCCTTGTAATGGTATTGCATGTTCTGCTCTACCCCATTCTATAGGAATTTCCCATGTTGCTGCAGGACATAAAGTTGCAGCTCCTAAATTAGCTATCTGATAATCATAAACTTGTTGAGCACTTCTATCTGCACCTGTTTTTTGACCAGCATCATATGCCCAATAAAACCTCTGTTCAGTACAATTTGTATATGTTGCACTCCATCCACATACTTCACATAATGTACTACAATTTGCCACGTTTGTTCCTGTTCTTGCTACTATGAATCCTGTTCCTGCTGTTGAGTTTCCTTCTAATATATGGACTGTTCCTAGGTTTGTTGCACATTGTCTGATAGTATCCCCTGAAGTTAAACATCCTGTTCCTGCTGTCCATTTAACCAAACTGTGATTATTACATGCTGATGACTCTATAATTGTTACAGCAGTAGTATCACATGCTACTGCACATGCTTCAGAAGCACATACAAAACTGTCAGTAAGTTGTGCAATTACTGTACATTGCCCAAATCCGTCTGTCTTATTTGAAACTGTCTGTGATGTTACGAAAGGTGTAAAACCATAATCATATGTCTTTAATGCAAAACAAGCATGAGTTGTAAGAGTCTCACATGCTCCAGCCCATACTCTTTTAGTCACATCAATTACGGCTAATCCACATACATCACTACTTATTTGATTTACAACAGCATCACATGGAGTCACTTCTGATATTTTAAACCTGGTATTCTGTAATTTAGTACCACAAGTCTGCTGGCTTGTTGCCGTAACTCTGAATTGTTCTGTTACATCTGAACATGCTCCTATAATATCAATGTCACAAGTTGGAGGGTCATTAGTATATTTTGGATTGACTAATACCCATGACTTGTTATTACTAGATGCCTGCTCTGTTATGATATTACCAGTATTAGCTACAAAAGTTACATTTCTGAATGTAAATGTTTCCGCAGTAGTGTTAGCGTTTTCATTCCTTATTGGACCCATATCTGCTATTACCACACATGACATCGTTACATTTCCTCCTAAATCAAACACATCACATGCACCGTTCTTTCCAATAATATTCATACATTGATATGTTACACCAGATGCAGTCACTTCCATTTGATTTGTACCAAACACATTCTTCATTTTTACCAATCCTGTGGTACACGCACCCAGTATTCTTACCTCTGGGTTATTCACTTGTGTAAAAAATAAAGTATCACATAGGTTAAGTATAGCACCATTCTGTGCTTCAAATACCAATTCATTTGCAACTGCCGGTGTACCAATCATATATCCTCCATTCACACCTACACCGTTTGCTATATATCCATTACCGAATGCTGAACATGCTCTTACATATACATCTGCACATGAACATGATGATCCGTCTACTGTTTCTAGTGACGCACCATCTAACATATCAAATTGCGCATACGCATTGGGCGGACAATCACCTACTCTAAAACCCCTAGTTGATGTGTAATCCTGAACTCTTTTACTGATAAGACCTAACCCTGTAAGAGTCGCTGCATCCTGCAAAACATAACCTACATCTATATTGTCATTTGTCGCTGGATTAGAACTCCATGCTTCATGTACTGTTACTATTGTACAAGTCGTACAAACAACCTGTTCTGCAGTAATACGTCTTCTTTCCTCTGTACAAGTACCTCTTCTTAATGTTATAATTCTATCTACAAATGATATACAAGCACATGTTTGACAGTTATTTGCTGACCATAAACCTGTTAATAATACCTCAGTTGCATTTGTTAAACAAGCATGACACTGTGCTGGAGCACATGCAAGACACCATGCACTTGTAGTTATCTCTACACCTGGACCATTTGCTGATGTTATTGCCATTATGGACTCTCCGTATGTCTTTCAGTATGTTCTATTACCCTGTCATCTGATGATTTTTTGGTAACCTGCATTTTCTTTTTACAGAAAGGACAAACTAATCCGTGAATTTTAAGGGAAAACCTGACAATAGAGTTGTTCTTTTTTGGGCATTTATGTTCTGACAAACTCTGTTGGAAGTTATAATACATACATATATAAATGTATGAATATGATTTAAACTTTACCTTTAGTCTAATGCTTTGTCAATTAAGCCTTTTAGGGCTTCTGCACTTGAAGCACCTGTTTGTTGAGTAACTACTTCTCCACCTTTAAACAGTATCAAAGTAGGGATGCTAAATACATTATATTTGGCTGCAATTTCATTTGCATCGTCAACATTGACCTTGGCAAATTTTACCTTTCCGTCATACTCTTTTGACAGGTCATCAAATATTGGAACAACCATTCTACATGGACCACACCATTCTGCCCAAAAGTCTACGAATACAGGGACATCAGAGTTAATGACTTCTCTCTGCCATTCCTTGATATTTGATACTTTGATAAGGGTCATACTAACCCCTTTATCATTGTTAGTTGAGGCGTTGTTTGAATGCCTGTAATATTCTCTCTCAATATCAGTCCTGAAACCTTTGGTCTGTTTGCATCAGGTGCGATATGTCCTTTGAATTTTGCATCTGATTTTAGGTTTGTACTGATGAGTTGTGCACCTAACATCTTTCCTGTCTCGTCCAACATCTCTGTATACCAGTGATTTTTCCTTATATCGAATCGTAATCTGAGGAATTTACATGTATCAGGTATGTCTACATTTGGTTTAATATCACCAAGTCTGCCTTTTCCGTTACCATGAATCATGATTCGGTTCTTACCTTCCTCTGTAACCTTCTCGATTCCGTCTTTATCAAACGTAAATCGTCCGTGATGTATGCCGTCAAACCATGCTCTGGTTCCAATAGGGGCTGTTGATATTACATCAATTGCGTATTCTGACAGTTTACTTTCAAATTGTCCCATTGATTTACCTGCCTTTAATGCCTCTAGCCACCATCTGTGGTTGTTTGGATCTCTGTTGTTTGAATATACAAATCCTAATTGTGCTATATCATAGTCCAATTCATCTGGCAATAATGATCTACTCTTGACGATTTTCTCAATGTCAGGTATCTTCATTGCATTACCTCTTGGTCTTGCACCCTTTAATGACCATATGATTGATGTCTGGAACTTTGGTGTTCCTTGGTCTGTACCCTCATATGGGTTAACTCTAATCTGTGGCAATAAGTCAAATACCAAATCATATCCTATCTCTGTTCTTACTACAAGTGTTTTAACGTCTGCTTTATATCTTATTGATCTGTAAGTATCCTCCGGTTTTGCTGGTGGAGGTGCTGCATTATGGTCAGCCTCTGGTGTAGGGTTTTTTGGTTTAATCTTTTTATTAATTTTACTTTTAGCCATATTGTACTATAGGTATGATACCCTATATAAATCTTATATCTCTGATATATGTTTGATACACTTTACAACCATTGATACTCTGTATGGCCATAAGGTCTTCTTTCCGTCTCGTAGCACTGTTTCATTATAGTCATGTGGTACTGTTGCCTTTATTAATAGGTCCCCCTTTTGACCAGGTTTCAATTGTTTAGGGCACTTTGTAATCTCAAGATATTGTTTTCTTGTAGGATTAGAATCGTCACCAAGTTTCAATATGCTGCTTACCTTTACATTTATGTCCTTTACAGGAAACTCTCCAGAGTTATGCAACTGATATTTCAATACTCTTGACTCTCCCATTATGAATTCAAAGGCTGACTCAGGTGGGCCAATGACCATTAGGTCACTCATATTGCTTTCCATTATGTTTCTTCCTCCTTGTTCTCTTCGTCTTCTTCCTCAGGTTCCTCTGGTGTGACAGGTTCTTCTGACTTGATTACTTCCATATCTGGTAGACCTTCTCGTCTGATTACATATTTAGTCTTAAGTTTGGCTTTCTTTCTTCTTACTGTTTCAGCGAATCCTTCAGGTGTTTCCTCTTCTTCTGCTGTTGTTGGGAAGTATATTGTGCCCGATTTTTTGTATTCTTTTTGCCATGTCTTGACAATGTTATGTGCCTCATCTATACTCATGTCTCCGTCCTTTGTCATCTTTCTAACCCAGAACTCTTCTGTATGACCTATAGATTTTTGTGAATCATTAAATGCACCGGATCGTTTCTTGCCTCCTGCAGTTGGTGAACCCTGTCCTGAACCGCCTGGATCAGATGGTCGTTTGTTCATTGGACCGCCTTGTTTGGCTCCCTGTGTACGTTCACCGTTGCCTGTAGTTGATGCGCCTCTTCCTTGTTTCTGTCCACCTGGATCTGCCTCTTGTGCTTGCATGCCAAGTTCGGCTGCCTGTTCTGCTGCTGCCATCTGTGGTAACATTACCTGTTCGAATGTTGGTTCCTTGCCAACTACCCATTCGCCAGTGTGAGTACGCTTGACATCAAAGCCCATTTGTTGAAGTGTTGCATTGTTCTGAATCTCTTGTGCTCGTATTTCGAGGTCTCTGAGTTCGTCTGCTTCTTCACCTTCTTTAAGTTTTAATGTCCAATCATCAATAAGTAATTCTCTTGCGAGTCTGTCAAAGATATGTGTCTTCAAAAAGTCTTGGGACCACTTTACATGTCTGTTGGTAATGGTAACCTGCATGCCTTCGTTTGCCCATCCTGATGGAAGTTCGCCAAAGTACAATGGCAATACGCCAAATGCTGCACCGATAATTTGTCGAAGTTCCCTTCTCATATCCATAAATTCTAACTCTTTAAGTGATCCAGTAAAGTCAATCCACTGTGCCATCTGTCTTCCACCCTTGTCTGACTCGACCATAAGTGGGTGTATCATGTATGGGTCTTCAGTTGCTCTCTGTTCCAATGTACTCCAGGACTTTCTAAATGTCTCATAGTTACGTGAAGCAATTACAAGCAGTCCTCTTGGGGGGCGCATCTTATCAAAGTATTTCCTAATATATTCATCCATATGAGACAAGGACATAACCTTACTCCATAGAGCATAGATAGGACTGAAACCATAAATCAAACCTGGCTTGTATTTGCCAGCAACCCAGATAACCTCACCCTGTGCATAGATAACTCTCTTTGGCTGTGGTACACCTACTGAATAAACTGAGGATACCTCGAGTAATGCCTTTAATGCTTCCGCACCACACCTATCACAGTGTGGTTTGGTGAGCCTTTTATCTCTATGCTCAAATCGTGGACAGACGTATACAGCGTTACGCTTATCATCGTACCCGACTCTGCCGTCTGAATCTGCTATGATTGCGACTTGAGGAGGATCTATTCTAAGCAACTCTTTGATCTTTGTCTTCTTTGGATCTATCTTGCCTGTAGTGTCATTGATATAATAATTCTTTAATAGTAACAAGTATGCATTATCTGCTATTTCTAGGTCCCTCTCGAGCATTCTACCTACATCTTCCATGGTCTGATCGTTGTTATTTACAAAACATGTGAACAGTCCTTGTAAGACCTTTCGATTTTCTGGTTTTGGACGTACAATATCATTGGAATGACAGTCATCACACTCTGGTGGTGAGTCATCTTGGGTTGAAAGACCATATTCACCTTTTTTAAGTGGTTTATGTGGTGCTTTATCGGTATCTTTGTCTGTTGGCTTGCCTGAAGTCTTGTCAAAGCCGTCATCTTTGCCTGGTTTGCCTTCAAACTCCTTTCCACAGTTATTACATTTGTATTTGAACTTTTCAATGACCTCAAAACCGTTTTTGAACATCTCTCTGTTGATAGTTTCAATGGAAATTCGTAATGCATCGACGTTATCTGCCAATTCATATATCATAATCAAGGGAAATGGGAAAATTGGTAATTTTGCGCCTGTATCAGTGGCCATATATGGCTGCATGATGGCTGGTCTAGACGTAGTCTCAGTAAATCCCTTGTCGACTGACGTTAAAGCCTTATATGCCTGAGTAAATCTAGCCTTAATCCCCATACATATTAATGTATCTTTCCTTATTTAAAGTATACGAAAATTTTTCGCAAAAAACGAAAATTTTTTTATTTTTCAGAAAATTTTTGACCTAAGTTAGAAAAAATAGGCGATGACGTATCGACGTTCTTTCGCCATTTGGATAGTCTAAGGTAGATACTGTACCGCTGTCGGTTTGGTTGGGACGAATTTAACGTCACTTGAGTGATTCTACGACGACTACATATATATAGTAGCATGCTCAATATAAGTTTAACTAATAATTAAAGGTTTTTATTTAACAGGCACAGTCTACGCACTCACAATCATCACATTCACAGTGGTCATGATCGTCACAATCGCAATTGTCGCAATCGCATGCATTTTTTGTCTGATATTCAGGAATATTTTTAGATTTTTTGGTAAATTTTTTACTCTTTACTTCAGAATCCTGTCTATGTCTTGTTGTGTGTAAAGCACATTGCTTTTTTTCATCACATACGCATATTCCCATGTACTAATATCGTCATTAG